GTTGCGGGCTTAGGCCCCGCAGCGGCTGGCTGTGCCCCGGCTGTGGTGCTTCCAGCGCCGCCGTCCGCATTGGCGGCACTGGAAGTCTTGTTCTCAGGCTTGGCGTCATCGGCCTTGCCCGAGCCCGGTCCCTGCGACACGACTGCTGCACCCGTGTTGTCCGGGTCAGACTTGTCCGGGTGGTCACCGCCAGGGGTGCCGTCGCCGGTCTCGTCGCTGCGCGGCGCGGCCACCGGCATGGCCTTGACCGGGATCTCCTCGATCAGCCCCTGGCGCAGGTGGTGCGCGATCGACTCCTCACTCACGTCCTCCGGCACCGTCGCACCCTCGTGGAACCCGAGGATCGCCGGGGTGCCCAGCTGGTTAGCGGAGGTCTTGAAGAGGACATACGCGCCGGTCACCCGGTACTTCGTCTTGTCCGACATGAGCTGCTGTCCCCTATCAGGCGTGCGTGCCGGTGATGGTGACAGCGGAGCCGGGCTCCTGCACCACAGGGACGGTCAGGCGGCGGCCCTGCATCTTCCACATGTCGGCGTCGTCCACGCGGATGCTCTTGACCTGGACGGCCAGGTCGCTGATCGCGTAGCCGGGCGCGGACGGCTGCTCGTCGGCCATGCCGCCGAGCTGGGTGCTGTCGAGCACCATCGGGCTAGCCGGCGCGTTCGGGCTGTTGATGATCGTGAGCCCGGCCAGGGTGTCGATGGTGCCCGAGTAGACCGGGTTGTCCGTCGTCTCCCTGCGCAGCGCGTTGGTGATCTTGTCGTCGCTCATGAGGTACGCCCACATGAGGTCGTCGACCAGCAGGACATTCGGGTTGTAGCCCAGCTTCAGGTCGGTGATGACCTTCTTGGCCAGCAGGATGTCCCGCAGGATCGCCGCCGTCCCGTTCACGTCCCAGTGACCCGACGTGGCCGCACTGGTCGCAGTCACCGCAGACGCGATGGCGCTCATGGTCACCGCGTCGACCTGGGCGATGATGCTGTTGACCAGCTTCTGCAGGTTGCGGTCAACCAGCTGGCCGCCGTAGACGTTCCGCGAGATGTCCTCGTCGGTAATCTCGATCGCCTGACCCCACTTGGACACCGCAGCGAGCGCAGCGGTACCAGTCGGGATGCCGGCCTTCGGGTAGGTGCTGCCGGGGGTGACCGCTTCAACAGCCCGGTCAGTCAGGAACGGCTCACTCTGCTCGTACAGCACCGCGCCGCCCGCGCTGTTGAAGCGCTGGGTGAGGATCTGGTCTGAGATGAACCGGAGGTCCACGTAGGTGCGAAGCCGGCGGCGGATCGCTGTCGGGGTTGACAGGAACCGGGAGATGTTGAGGATGTCGCCGCTCAACGTCGCGGGTGCCGGAGGGTACACGTTAACCATGTGTTTCGATCCCTTTCTTGATCGAAGCCTCCGGGCGCTGAGGCGGTATCAGGACTAGCTGGGGCCTACAGGCCCTTCCAGCGGGCCTTTGCGAGGGCTGCCGCTGTGGTGAGCGCGACCCCGACGACGGTCGCGGCGGCCGGGCTGGTGCCCGCCGTCTCAACCACGCCGCTGGTACCGCTGATGAGCACGTCCCCGGCGGTGACGCCGAGGGTCGTGGTGGTCTCGTGCTCCATGTCCTTTTCGAGCACCGTCACGCGGGTGCCGGATGCGGCTGCGTACGCCGCCACGCCGAGCACGACCGCAGCTGCGCCGGCCGGCGCGACGGTGTTGACCCCGGACACGGCAAGCAGCTGGCCTTCCGTGATCGCCGCCGAAGCGGTGAGCGGGATGCGGTCTGCGTCATTGACCGGGTTGTAGTCGCCTGACATCGGTTCCTCCTGTTCCGTTACCTGCTGGTGCGGGCGGCTACTAGGCCGGGTTGCCGAACAGCGCCCGGTACTCGTCTTCCACGTCCTCGGCCGAGTCGCCGCCGGGGACGCCGATGTGGTCGACCGGCACCACGTTCGGCTTCAGGCCGGCCAGGATCGCGCGGGTGCCTTCCGGGTTCAGGTCCCAGTTCCGCGCCCACTCCTCGGACCTGGCCTTGCTGAACTTGCCGGCCTTGATCGCAGCCGCGATAACGGTGTCCCGTTCCTTGACTGCCTGCCGGCGCTGGTACGCTTCGCCGTCCTCGACCCGCTTGTTCAGGCCTTCCCACGCCTCCTTGTCCACGGTGATCACACCGGGCGGCAGCGCGCCGCTGGCCGCGAGCTTCGCGGCGGCCTGCTCAGCGAGCTTGCCAGTCCCCGCCGCAATGAGTTCCGGGGTCAGCTCGTCGTCTTCCTTGAGACCCAGCGCCGCCCGCAGGGCCTTGTTCTGCTCGTCGGTGAAGTCCACCTTCGAGACTCCCTTCTGTGTCGGGCCTGCCGCAGATGCGTGGCTGTGGCCGTGATCGGCATCACCCGAATGGGTGTGCTCGTGCTCGTGGGTTGCGTCGCCGCCCTGGCTCCCGTTGGCCGGGTGACCGTGGGAGTGGGTGCCGGTGTACGGGTCGTGCATCGCAGCCGCCTGAGTGGCTGACACTGCGGGGCCGCTGTAGTCGGGTGCGGTCTGCCCGGCGGAAGTCAGGTGCGCGGACAGGTGGTCGTACGCCTTCTTCTGGGTGGCCGCGTCCACGCCGGTGATGCCGCCGTGCGCGCCGTTGATAGCGGCGATCGCCGCACTGCACCCGTCCGGGTTGGCCGCGCCGACCTTGCCGTCAGCCGCGTCGTGGTGCGGCAGCTTCGAGTCGGACTTCGTGTCACCGGGGATGGCGAACATGGCCTTGAGCAGGCTTGCTGACGGGTCGTCCCCGAGCCCGGCCACCTCACTGGTCGCATTCCAGGCTGCTTCCACCACGCCTTCCCGCGACTCGGCGGCGCTCGCGAACACCAGGACCGCACCCGTGCTGCGCGCAGCAGCCACGTCCTGGTACTCGACCTGCACCTGCACCGCGTCCCCGAACGTGATGTCGGTGCCCTTGATGGTGACCGGCACCCGGTACACCGTGTCGTCGGTCTCGTTGCAGACGATCAGCTGCGGCGGGCTCAGCTGCATCTCCGTAATCCACATGGAGTAGCTGTTGCTGCCCAGCGCGTAATAGGCGCGGCGCACATCTTCCGTGGTCACGCCAGCGGCCATGACCGGATTGGTCATCGAAGCTCCCTTCAAGGTCCAGGTGCTGCCGGTGGAGGCGGCTGCCTGCACACCGTAGAGAGCGGCCACGTCGTTCAGCGTGGACAGCACGCCCACCCCGGGGCCGGTGACACCGAGGAGCGCAAGGCCGGTGATGACGAACGGGTGCACGTGCCCGACCTGGCACACCCAGTCGTAACAGCCCTCGATCGACCGCGACGGGAACGCGGACGCCATGACGGCACCGAGCCAGCCGGGCATACCGGTGAGGTCACCGACGATCTTGTTGCCCTCCGCTGACAGCGCCATGTTCGCAACCCGGCCGACCGCCGGCTCACCGTCGAAGCGGGCATCGGTGTGCCCCAGCTTGATAACAGGGGAACCGACCGCCGGGCACTTGCTCGCAGCGACCGCCGCCGCCAGGTCTTCCGGGGTGAATGTCGCCTCCCCGGTAGACAGCGGCCAGGTGCCCGCCGCGATGAGCTCCACCTCGGGGATGGTGGACAGGAACGGGACCGTCACGCCCTCAGTTGCCGCGCGGAAGAACCCGAACGTGTTGTCGATCAGCACCCCGGCCTTTTTGTCTTCCTGACCAGGCCAGACACCCAGGGCGTCATGGTGGCGGTCAGCGCAGTAGCCCTTCACGTTCTTCAGCCCCGGCGCGTGCACCGTCACCTCGGCAACGCAGCGGTCAAAGTCACCGGGCGTGCCCCACCCGATCTTCGCGGCACCGGGACCGTGCACCCAGTAGTCCTTGAGCGGGTCCGCTTTCTCCTGGCCCGTCTTAGCCATTGCCGCCCCAGATGGCTACGACGGTGCCACGGCAGCGCAGGTCACCGAGGCAGTTCAGGTACCCGCCGGTCGGGTACGCCTCCTCCGCAGCAGCAAGGGAGTCGAACTGGTGGCCGTCTTCGTCCTGGCACTTCACGCAGGTGTTCACGTCGAGGATCTCGCTGGCCGTGTAAACCGCTGTCCCCGCAGAGGCGGGTGCGGCCTTCAGGACAGCGACACGCCCGGCGTTCTGCGCAGCGGTGAGCGCACCGCCCAGCTGATCGCGCAGCGAGCGGGACGACAGGTCGTCAAGGAACGCGGACACGTCCAGTGCTGTGCTCTCAGCCTGGTCTTTCGTCGCCTTCGCCGGCTGCGCTGACCGCATCGCCCGCGAGCCGCCCTGCTGCGCCATGTAGGTGCCGGCGAACGTCGCCCGGCCCGCTGCGATCTGGTCGAGCGCCGGCATCACCACGCTGGCCGCGCTGATATGGACGCCCTGGCTTGCTGCTTCGCCGATCATCGCGTTCACCGCCGCGTGCCAGGCGTTGACCATGGCGTTCAGCAGCACCTGCACGCCACCGGACGCGTCGGCGGTGATAGCGGCCAGCTGCGCGATCTTGCCCTGCTCCAGGCAGGCGACCACCTGGTCCACGATGTCGGTTTTCTGTGCGGCCACGACACCCTGATACGCGGACATCAGGGCGTCGAGCGCCGACTGCCACTCCTGCTGGTGCTGTTCCGGGTCGAACCCGGACGCCGCCTCGACTGCGGTCGGCTGTCGCCGCAGCACGGACCCCGACGCACGGGGCTGCA